TCGCTGGCAGTTTGGCCGGTCAATCCTGTTGGGGTAACTGTTACTTTATTGATCATTTGATAATCTGAAATATCAAATTCCACTGCCTGATAGGTAATATCACCTGAGCCTGGTACATCACTAAAGGCTGTTGCCACACCACCTGATGCGGTAATAATGTCGGTGCGTGATAAAAACTTTGCATAGCCGCGTTGATCCATATAAAAAGAACCTAAATCGGTGGCTTCAACTTCCTGGCACGCGGCCAGTAATGATCTTGAACTACCGGCATCTGCCTGCACTGTTGTGGTTGTAGTTGTAGATATGTCACGCATACCACCTGGCCACTCACCTGCATCTAACAAACTTGAAATTCTTTGTGCGGTAGTTTGTCCGGCTATACCGCCACTCACTGATGTGATTGTAGTTAGGTTTAATAATTGGAATCCATCTACGCATGATAAAGTTACATAGGCTGGATCAAATCCAGTAGGGCTTTGGTAATTCCATTCCTGTACATACATAGAACCTAAGTTATATGTAACACCTAAATACTCTGCCGTAAAGCGAATCTTACGCATAGGTTTAATCTTGCCATATAAGGAAGAACCGGTATTGGCTGGATTAAATTGACCGGTTTCATCAACAAAGGTAATGCGTGCAGTACCACCGGTAAAAGAGTCTGATGATCTATTAAATGCACGCCTAATATAACACTGAGTTACAAAGTCTGTTATATCAACTGTATCGGCGGCGGCTGTACCTAATACTGCTACATCTAAAGGCGTTGCAGGATCATCCAGTACCAGTGCAGGATCAAATGAAGCACCGCCGGAGAAGTCAATCTCTGCTCTAAATATTGCGGCTGGCATTATCTACCTAAGTTAGTTAATTGAGTTACCGCACCTGATCTATTTAAGTTATACAAAGCATCCTGAATTACAGATTGCAATTCACCTTCAGAGATAACCGATCCGGCTACATTAACTACTACATTTGTACCCATGCCACCCATTTTATCTAATGGGATTACCGCTTCTGATCCGGCTTCGCCAATCAATGCCAATGTAGGTTGATTGACCACACCGCCTTCTGCCATGCGTGGTATATCAAATAGCCTTTGATAATAATCAACGGCTTGCGCTGTATATCTTGCGCTTGATCCGGCCATAGCCGCATTTAAACCTTCTTTTCTTAAATCTTCAAAAACTTGTTGGCCTAGCACATTTGGTGCTTCTCCGGTTAATACTGATTCTTGAAATCTTGGAGATGTTATTTGTTGGAATTGTTGTTGTTGATATTGGAATGTCATACCCACTGGCATTTTCTTTTTACCAATTTCATCAAGCAATGCCAACATCTTGCGAAGTTCATCATTAGCAGCAAACAATGTGCGTAAATAAATAAGAACTTCTGTGGTTGTAACTCCCCACTTTTTAGCCAACATGTCAATTTCACCGGTTGTGATTTGGCCATCTTCAATAACCTTTAATACATCTGCATAGCGTTCGGCTTCATCAACGGCTTTTTTAGTACCATCTGCTAATTTCTGTAATATCTTTACACGCAACTCATCTTCGGCAGATAACTTACGGCTTAATGCCGCCTGTAGATTGATCCGATCAAGATCAAACATGGCTTCCAGTTCGGCCTTCTTTTTATCTAAAGCCTGTTGTGCCAATTTTTCTTTAGTTAATTTCTTTTGTTTGTTTAAGGCTTCAGCCGCCATCTTGTCTAATCGTGCTTGTAATTTGGCTAATTTTTCGGCAATGGCTTTTTGTTCGGCGGATTGTTCTAAAGTATCCCCTGTACTTTCAGCAATCTTTTTACCTTCTTTTGCTAAACCTTCAAACCCTTGTAACCACCCACCAATGACAGGTATATTTTCTGCACTAAACAAAAATTTAAGTACACGATTTCCTTCAATTTTTTTGGCTAGACCATCAAAGGCATTAGTAATTTTTTGCGCTTTATCTGCCAAAGCAATTAAAATATAACCACCATTTAAACCTAATGATTCTAATCTTGAACCAAAATAATCAGAAGCATTGCCACCACCAATTAAAATTTCGGTTGCAGTAATAAAGCCTTCGCCTAAACTTGTTTGTGCCGCACCTGCGCTAATCTTTAAAGCATCTAATTGACCGCCAAATGTTTCAGTGGCTCTCTTAGCCGCACCACCAAATTTTAAAGTTAAGTAATCTGTAATCTCTGCTAAGCCAATTTCTTTGGCAGTTACCGCATCAAAGCCTAAACCTAATGCGCCTAACGCCTTAAAGTTGCCCCGACTTGCTTTACCTAACGCATCTGATACCTGGGTTAAATCAACACCTGCGCCTACGCTGGTATCTACGGCAACATTAAATAAATCTTGCGCCTTTGTTAAATCGGCAGTTTGTATAATTAAGCCATTGATTGCCGGGGTTAATCTATCTTTAGTAATATTTGATGCTTTTTCTATACCACTAATAAAAGAATTTACGCTAGGCAGTTGATCTAATTGATTGATTGATCTTAAAGATTGTTCAACTGATTTATCTAATCTTTCCTGGGCTAAAGCCGCTTGTATAGAGTTCTTAGCAAAAATCGCCATACCTGCGGCGGCGGCAATTGCCCCGGCTTTAGCAAAAGATTTTAATCTAAATGTGCTAGTAGCAACTACCTTATCAAAACCTTGTAACTCTTTGGTAGCACGCTCTAAACCTTTTTTATCAAACTTAGTTAAAAAGTTAATCGCAACATATTGACTTAGTGCCATGATTAACCTCTAAATTCTTTGCCTAGATATTTCTTCAATACTGCGTATAGATTATCATTGACTTGGCTACCTAATTGTTGTGATGCCCTATAAATCAATCTTTTTTCTTTGTAAGCACCACTGTTAGCAGTGCCTTGTAATTTACCAATAAACGATTCACTTGCATTTGGGTTACGGCTTATGCGCCTAGTTCTTCCGCGTGAGCGTGATGATCCAAAACCTGCCAACTCATAAATTATACCTGGTACAGATTTATTTATCACGGCTATTGCGGTTACACCAAATGTAACGCCTTTAATTCTTTGTACTTTACTTTTAGCCGTGCTTACTCTTATGCCGCGTATAACTTCTGTTTGCGACCATTTCCAACGGCTTCTTTTATCTTGACCAATAGTTCTACCCCGGTGTACTTGATCATTAGCCCAACCCCATTGTGGCGGATAACTTGGCTCAACATCACGCCATCCTGGGAATGGTGAATGTGGTACAAAACTTTGTGCTAATTTTGCAACAGGCTTAACAGCCTTGCTTAATTCCCTTCTAAATTCTTTTTGTAAATCAGGATCTACCTTTTTCATTTTTTCAAGAAGTTCAGTTAAATTTTCAACATAGATTGATGGCACTGCCGCCAATGATCTAGTACGGCCAGGAAGTTCTGCGTATCTTGGTTTAATCATTACTTCCGCCTAACTGTTGCCTTCTTGTTGTTGTAATATTTTTCTTGCAAGATGGCTTTTATTGCTGAGTAAATCGCTGGATCAACCTCTAATAAATCTTTAGGGCTAATGCCTGTTGCCACCGACACGGAAGCGACTTCATAAATTGACCCGTGCCGGTCTATCCATTTTTTGAATCGTAAACCAAATCAACATCTAAATATTGATTGATGTAATCATCTCCAAAAAGAAGTTCGGTTTTACCTGCATCTTTTTCTAAACGCCAGGCAAACCACCACAAATCCGATTCCATTTGTAGTTCGCCTAATCGCTTACGCCATCCGGTTTTAAATTCGGATTCAAACGCCACCTTTGCGGATGGCGTAAGATCATAGGTTACTTTCTTACCATCTTTTTTAACAATTTCAATTTTGTGCATTGTCCCACCCTTTTCTTATTACGCGCTGGTTGATTTTGTTAATGCAGTTACAGGTAAAGATACTGACACGCTTGCTACCGCATCAACAGCACCATTTACAGGTGTCCATGATGTGATAAGGCATGACATTGTATAACTTGGATTTGTTGCGGTTACTGTACCTGCTACTGGTATCAATTTGATATTCAGTTTAGTACCTAAAGCATCTTCAAATAGTGAGTTTACTGATGCTGATGCAAAGTCATTGTACAGTTCAAGATTCAGTGTAGGTCTTTCAACGCCACCGATCATATTCTGTATGTTATCTGACATTGCTGTGATTTCAACTTGATCTATTTCGCGTGCAAGACTTACAGTGCTGACATGATCAGTAATGGTAGTTGTACCTACTATCACGGCAACTTTGTTACCCATAAATATGGCCATAGTTTTCCTCTCTTACTAACCTATCAACTCTACTGAATATTGATAACTTAGGTAGTCAATATTAGCGGATGTTATTGTTCCCGGGGATGCAGACACAACCCTGAGCGTTTGTACAGCACCACCTAAAGTTTTATCAACTTCAACGGCGGCTTTAATTGAAGTTGAACCGGATGAAGCAAGTAGCCCATCCAATCTTTCTTGCCCATTTCTTTCACTCATTCTACCAACTACAACAATGATCTGACATGATGCAGAATCAAAACCCCGGTTTAATGTGTAGTCATAGTTCATAGATAATTGGCCAACTATTGCAAAGGCGTTGTTGGTTGGAATATTTGTAGAATCAGGAACATAATCAAATACACGCAATCCGGTTATTGCTTGCAGTGCAGTTTTCAAATTATCTCTAACTGTACTTGGGGTCATGCAACCACTTCTTTTTTATATGCTCTAACCATTGCGGTTACATCTCTGCCTAGTGGCGACATTCTGACAACGCCTAAATCACCTAATCCTAATATTCCACCTGGCGCATCTTTACGCTTGTATAGATCGGCGGTAAGAATTAAACAGGCCATATTTATATCATCCGGCACTGACGGCCAGCCCCATTTTGCAGTTACTTGCACACCTGGGCGTAATCCATTTTGTGTAAGTCCTGGAAATATTGGCCAGGTTTCAGTATTAGATACCATTGTTAATTGAGTGTATGGCCGACTTAAAGATGGCGCAGTTAATGGGTCTAAAATATAATCTGTATTTAAAGTTAAGGTTTTGGCGTATGAGCCGTTGCCATTTGAATCGGTTTTGACAACTAAATCAGTTGTACTACCAATATCATCTACATAAACAAAAATATCTGAGTAGGC